TGAACTAATATTGAAGAAGGTATTGTAAGCATTTAAACTATCGGCATTAAACCATAAGCTGAAAGAAAACACGCCACTCCCCAAATTAAAAGTTCCTTGGGGAACTTTTAATTCATCAGCCGTACCATCAAAGCTCGCGCCCCAGCGGTTTTCGAATGAAACCGCGCCGGTGCCATCGCTATCGATCTCGATCCATGCGCTTCCGTTATAGACGATGAATTTATTCGTCGAGGTTTCAAAATATGCCTTGCCCGCGATTGCGGATCCGGTGCTTCTGTCTGCGATTGTATCTATAGTGGCCATTTTTTTTTAAATTAAGAGTTTATGCCTTCTTCAGGGGTCCAGTCGCCAGTCGCTAGAATTGCGAGTATTTCTGCAAGACTATATTGAGTCTTGCCCTCAAGAAAAGACGGAGTTTCACCTTCGTATTTTAGTATGGCTTTACTACCATCTAACGAATACTTGAGGCTGCTGGACGATGTTTGAAGAACTTGATCAAAGTCAACCTGACTAATTTCGGAAGTTTCTATAATATTATATATTCTCATAATTAATAAGTTGTTTGGCTAAATGAAGCCCCGTTTTCTAACTCAGCATTGTAACTACTTGCTGTATTTACTTTATTCTGAACGAGTGTGCCTGCACCTGAGTTATCATCACCCATTCTATACCAACCGACAGGATTTAAACTAGCGTCATTAGCGAAATTAAAAGGTAATCCGTTATTCCAAATAGTCTGTACCTCAGTAAGGTTTAATGCTTTTCCATCAAAGATAGCAAAGTCATTTATATAACCACCAAGGTTCGCTTGGTAACCATCTCCTAATTTAAAACCATTAGAAAAATCTTCTAGTGTTTGTGAGCTACTGATGGTGTTTGCCAAAGTAGGTGCTGACGAAGTAGAACCAATGTAAGTATAATGAGAAGAAGCTGTGGTATCAACTACATGAGCGACAAAGTTCCATGAATTATTTACCACAGCTCCGCCAGTTGAGTCGGTAAACCCCCCACCATTGCTGTCTCTTGAAAAAGTCCTTAATCTGCCGCCTGACAGAATATCCATGTCAAATTTCCCTTGAACCCCATCGCCAGTAATTAAACGATGATGAGAACTAATCAACACTTCGTAAGTGGAAGGTGAGGTGTTTTGCTTAAACCACAAGACAAAAGACATATCACCAGTGAATGACCCAAGAGAAGTTTGATTACCGCTAGTGGAGTCGTACACAATACGATCATCAGCTCCGTCCAAGGCTACACTGTAGGCACTAGTAAAAGGACCTACGACCGAATCAGAATTCCAAGTTCTCCATGCGGATCCGTCATAAAGTTTTATTGCGTTGAGATCGGAATCAACAACCATATCCCCAGTGATCGGGGTCAATGCGTTAATTTGAGAAGTTGTATATACGTTTAAATCGCTCATTATGCGTCGTTGTTATAAGTTTGCCAATCGCTGCCATCGAAGATGTAGAGATCGTAAGTATCAGTTCCGAACATGATAGTACCGGTAGCATCACTGGATCGCGACCGGATGTTGGATTCGGTATCTCCTGATGCATTGTATTCCGCGAGTGCTGATATTACGGACGCATTTACGGTGTCGATATCGCTTACAGAAAAGACTCCGCCATCAGCGACATAGATCGCATTGGTATCAGTCGCTACTGCGACTGTTCCATTTGCCGGATTTGCGGTGGCCAATATGTTTGCTGCTGTATCACTAACAGAAACGGTGACATCTGCTATAGTCGCTACAAAATTCCCGTAGCTTCCAATCTGTGCTTCTAATGCAGAGACTTGTGCTTTTTGTGCAACCTGAGTTTCTGCGGTAGGAGCGGGAACGACTAACTCCCCAGTTATTGTGCCTCCTGCTAGATTAAGTTTTTCTGCGAGTTTAACATTAACTGCGCCACCGATTTGAGATAAAATATTTGCCATAAGATTTAGTGTGTTAGAGCCAGTGAAGTACAGCTCTGATAATCTTATAAATGCTTGAGTTCTTCAATCGGTTGCAGGATAAAATTTTAATCGTCCTCCAATGCAGCAAGAAAATCGCTAACTTGCAGATTATCAGAGAGTTCCTTAAATGTGTTCAAACTGACCGGCGCATCTTCAGTAACTTCGGTTACTGTTTGAGTGTTTGACTCTACCTGACTTTGGATAATCGCAGCCTCCTCCCGAGTCATAAATAAATCAATTACCCGACCAACTTTCGAATTTACACTTGTTATCGTGTTTGGGTCATCATTCGCTCCAGCACTATTGTGTACAGATATATCTCCCATCGATATTACTCTTCTTTAAATTGATGCCAGTCCGTTCCGTCGTTTATAAATATATGATCCAAATCTTCTGCGAACTTAACATTATCGTTTCCGACCGGTGCTGAATTTACGAAATTACTCTGACTCGCTTCCAATGGTGCGATGTTGAACTCCCATACAAATTTATGCCAAAGCCTTTGGGTTGCGACCCAGATATATAAAGTGTGCGTACTTTCATTGTACGCAACTAAGCCATCAGGAGCGGTAGACTGTAATGCAAATATTTCATCTTCGGAATCATAAGAATTTCCGAGATATGGGGATATGTTAAAAGTAGCTACTACGACCGCATCCAACGACCCAGGACCTGCGACTGGAGGAGCAACGCTTGCGACCATTGACCCTGGGCCAATGGCTGGAGCATTGACGCTTGCGTCCAAAGAGCTTGGGCCAATGGCTGGAGCATTGACGCTTGCGACCAATGACCCAGGACCTGCGACTGGAGCATTGACACTTGCGCCCAAAGAGCTTGGGCCAGTGGCTGGAGCATTGACGCTTGCGCCCAAAGAGCTTGGGCCGGTGGCTGGAGGATTAGGCGGAGGCGGAGGCGGAGGCGGAGGAGCTCCGCAATCTAAATTGAATACCCCGGTTTTTGTCGGATCGTCGCATACGAAATCACGATGGCTGTCGGTTATTCGATTAGCATCTAAGACCACCGGCCTTGGGGCGGAGGTCAGATGTAAAGGGTCGCGGGTTCTAGACTCAGTACCCCATCTGGAAGTTAGGGGCATAGCTAAAATTATACAACAACGAGAGCTGTATTTATTAAATCTCCAGGGCCGTAACCACCTTGATTTTTAGAAAATATCCCGTAGGTATATGTACCCGCTGCAACCCCAGTGTGAGTGTGGGTTGATACGGTTTTTGCTGGCGTAGCAACCGAAGTAGCGCCATTCCTAAAAACAGCCATATCGGTTTCCGCGGTGTGATCGCCAGATTTCTGAAAGATCTCAAGTGAATCGATATCAGTCGCACCGGACATCGGAGTTATATCCCAAGTTAAATCTATATCTTTTGCCATGGGTATATTATTAGCAAAGCATTATATACCATCAACCGGTTGCGCCTTTGCGGATTTTAAACATTTCGGGGTGGGAAACTTTACGATTCTTCACCTCGATCTTGAGGACTTTTTCCGCAAGAGCCATTGGCGATAACGTTTCAAGCGCGTTAACGATAGCCTTGATGGCAAGGGTTTCTTCTTTATCGGTGTCCCGATCAAGCATCTTGGCAAGGTATCGCGCTCTTTCTTTTTGAAAGCGTTTTTCAAGATGGATAAAAGATTCATCAGTCGTTAATTTTTTTATGTCAGCGAGCTGGTCGAATACTACTAGGTCACTCATAGATTATATTGCGTCGAGAGCTGTTCCACACCCATTACTTGTACTGATTACCAGTTTACGATTCTCGATAGCATCACCCGAGGTGTGAGCTCCAACAACCAACGAACCATTTGAATCGGCTGTAAATTCTGAAGTCCTTGATACTTGCGGCGCTGTTGGGAACTGTCCGGTGTTATATTCAATTAATCCTTCACTAGCTCCCGCGAATATGTAACTGTCGGGATCTAGATTATTAAATAGTGGGTGTGAACCGTATTGGATGTAATCAGTATTAGATAGGATGTTAGACACTTTATAAGTAACGTTTGCAGAGTTGCGGTCTACATTACCGGTGAATTGAACGCCGTAATTATAAACAAGTTGGTTGATACTACCTTGAGCGAAATCGTGATCCGTTGTAGCAAACAATCCTCCTCCAGCGTCGTAGTAATCAAGCATACCATCTATAAACGCCTGAGGTAAGGAACCTGTAGGCCCTTCGACGCCTATATAAACAACTAAGTCGTAACCAAGCAAATAGGTAAGCCATTCGCCCGCAGTGCTGAATTTATTCTGCAATGCATCACCGTGGTTTTGGATGAAGTTAACTGGGTCGATCGAATCGTCTAACTGCTCTAGCGTAAATCCTCCATATTCTGCTACATCCTTAAAGAAGGATACGAACTTATGTGGACCGTAGTAGTCATAAGTATTACCGTTAACCGTTCCTACATTATAGTCATTTATATAAAGGATTTTATTGGTTGGGCTAGTTACTCTTTTAACAAAATTATAAACATTTAGTACGTAAGGCGCCGCTCCGCTAAGAGTACCGTCGTATATGTCGCCTCCATTTTGTAGGAAATCTCGCTCTGTTGTTGTCCAAAGAGCGGTGCCTCCCCAAGCGTGGTTGGTAGCAGAGCTCGCTTGAGCCCACCATAGACCGTTTGCGAAATTGTTGTAAGGTATTTCTTCGGGTATATAAGAAAAAAACTTGGGCCACGCGGCATCAAAAACCAATTTACCTCCGGTAGCTCCATCCCCTCGAAAGCTCCCCTCTGCTATACCTATAAAAAGATCTCCATTTTCGTCATTCAGAACGGGTCTCATATGACCTCTTAATTTCGGTGACACTAACTCCTCGGTCAATGTTATTTTTGCTTCTGGAGTTGTTGTAATACTGACTGTGTGAGTACCGTCGCCGTCAGAAGTACGAGTTGCCCCAAATATGGTACACGGGTTTGTCAGAGATTCTACAATACTAGATTGTCCCTCAATAGCACCCGTGACAATTAGTTGCGAATAGTAAGTTGTGTCTGGTGTGAGATCTGAGAAAGGCTCTCTTGAGATATAACTCAATCCGCTGACCTCCCCATTAACTAATGTAGTTTTGGTTATAGTATCAACAACATTAGCCATTTGATTATCAGTAGCTATCTTAAATTCATACTGCACACCTGCTAAGTTTACATCTACGGCGGTGCCGTCTCGGAGTGTGAGCGTGTGATCGAAGACCAGTGATGTATAATCCTGAAAACCTGTGGTGGATGTTATAACAAGTCCGGCTTGTACTTCTGATGTTAATTCAGCGGGACCAGTTTGAGGTACATTAGGGGTTACCTCAAATACTTCATTTGCTAAATCTCCAGGGCCGTACCCGCTGGAATTATATGAGAAAACTCCATAAGTGTATGATCCTATAGATACTTGAGCGTCGACATACTCTACTGCTCCGCCAGCAACTGCGGCTACTTTAGTAGCTCCAGATCTAAAAAGATCTAAATCATTTTCAGATGAGTGATCCCCAGATTTACGGTACACATGAAGTTCATCAATACCGCTTAAACTTGCGGGGGGATCCCAAGTAATTTTTAAGTCTTTCATTTAAATTATAATTCAGTTACCGTTACATTGTTCGGGCCTAACTCAGGTAGTGCAGAAGACACTACCACATTGCTTGGGCCGTAAGGAGGTGTGGAATGGCACACCTGTAATTTTTTTAAAGCCGGGTGGCGCCACGCTCGAACAATGGCATCAAAATGTCCGTCGTCGTCTGTGTCGCAATGAGCCACTTTTACCGAATCGGCACCGCGAAGTTTCCTATACTGGATCCACTCCTCCGAGTATTTAAGGACTCTCTTAGGTTGAGAGTTACCTTTTATATTTCGGTATTTACGGGTCATCCTTGGTATTGGTTCATGCCTTGTGGGTTACTATTACCCATACCGGCAGTAGCCGCTTGAACGCCATCGGTTGGCTGAGGACTTTCTCCCTGGGCAGCATTATCCCCGAGCATCTTAGCAATTTCAGCTTCAGTCTTTGGATTGGCCGGAGCTTCAGGTGGTAGTAATTCATCAGTCTTTTCAAATCCCATCGCATCAAGAATACGCTTGAGCATAGGACGGATGAAGGGACGCATCTCTGGAGGAGATTGAAAATATCTGTCTTGGGTCTGTAATGCTAAATTCGCTTTCTCTATCGCCCTTTGGCCTTGGTCCTGCGACAGTATAACTCGAACATTGATACCTATATCCTTAATTGCTTCGGGAGACATGACACCGAATGCACGGACATCCCCTTCCATGTATTCAAAGACTTCTTCCTCATCAATCGTAGCCATCGATACTTGGACAAGCTTAGTCAAATGATCCTCAAATCCACGGACAATTCTACGCATCCATCGACGACCAATCTTAGAAGCTTCTCTTAATGTTGCTTCGACACCAGTCGCGGTATTTGCGGGAGCCAATGCCTGATAATCTCCCTGTGCCATATTAGAAACGCCTAACCAGAGCTGTACAATTCCGAATACAAAATCAATTAAATCCTGGGTTCGGATGTCCACATTGGGGACTGCTGCAAAGGTCATGAAATCATCAATGCTATACTGATCCTTCAATTCGAAAATCTTTCCGGCATGCAATTCTACATCTTCAGGCTCATCTTCCACGGCCTGCGGGTTGACACCTATGATCGGGTTAGCAGCAAGCTCGTTACGATAGCTCTGGGAATTAAACTGGCGATCCACATACTCCTGAAAAGATCTGATCCGTTCGGGTAGACTGTACCCGCACCATTTATTTCGGTCTTTTCCAATGGATACAGAAGTATAAGGTATGCGGTTATCGGGAGTTAGTTTTGCAACGAATTCGTAGAAGATTGGTTTTTCAGTCTCGGGATCGATGAATATGCAAAATTCCTGTGGGCTTCCGGTTCCAAGTACATCCCTCTTCATCCAACATTCAAGAACCTGCATGCTGGGATTCTCATCAGAATCGAAATCTAAATTTTCCGTTCTTTCCTCGTTCTTTTCAATCGGACTTCTTGGATTAGCATCTTTGTTTAATAAATTGTAAAAATCTCCAAAGCTTAACCATTCACGCTCAAGGAACATGTCCCTCGCCCAGCGAAGATCCTTGTCATACATTTCGACAACTATGTCGGCATCTTCAATAGATTCCGCATGGCTGGGGCATAGGAAACGATCTGAATCCACGACCTCCGACCTTGGGCCTTTGTACTTTACCATTTGAGTTGGGACTCCTTCCGGAAGTGGTTGGAATTCGTGTACACCCGGAGTCATTACGAAACTGGGATCAGATGCAAGTCGAAGTTCTGAGTCTCCGGTCATTGGGTTCATTTCTGGAATGAACTGGTCTTCGCCTTCGATTATTGGTCCTTGGCCTGGGATCTGTTCAAATTCCTGAGTCTGTAAATTAAAGA